TCAAAAAACTTTTCATATATTCTCCGATGTTTAATTTACTATTTATAACTACCGAATAATATCAAGTTCTTTGTCGCCTGTCCAGACTTCAATCTCCTGTCGTAGGCGACCTTCTGTCTTCAGCGTATCATATCTTGTCTGTGCTTTCTTCTTCCACCACTCTACAATCGATTCCAGATGATGTTTGTCATAGTTTTCTTTGTCTTTGACCAACTTATCTGTTCTGCCCATTACAACATCGGCAAAGTTAGAGAATCCATAATTTGAGGCATAGTATCGTTTTCTTTCGGTAAGACCTAATGCGTTCTTAATTGTTGCACTGAACTTCTCTGCTTCTGGTGTTCCTTTGAGTGCAACTTTGGTGAGTGAGATTGCTTTATTGGAGATTTTCAGTTTGCGACTTGATGCATCGGCAGGAACAAACTCACCTAGAATATTTTCAAGGTAAGTCTTCATATCTTCGTATGGTTGTCCGTGCATCATTGGCAAGAAATCTGAATCAGTCAGGCCTTTGAATCGTAGATATGGTTTCATGCCATCATACTGTGAAGAAGACTTAGAAGACCCATAAAGACTTGTCGTTTCAAACAAACAAGTATTCATATCATATTTCTTGTTTAATGCTTCACGAACTTCATGTGAACAACAGATGCCTGCCAATAATTTACCACCAAGGTAATTAAAACCAAACGGTTGTGCAGGTACAATAACAAAACCCATTACAGAGGTGTGATTGAAAGATTTTGCAGATTCGGGTGTTTGAGTAAAGACACCACCAAGCATTTCGTTGCGAGGTTTCATATTAATAACAGGAGAACCAAGACGAATGAAACCAACCCACTTATTACTATTCTTTTCAAGGACTGCCAAACGATAACATCTGCCAGGAATACTGGTCATGTTAGAGTGACTTGAAATCATATTCAAGTAAATGTCCCAAGTATCTTGTGGCAGTTCAACAAGTTCAAACTTCATGTCCATTGGATTCATTGTGAAGTCTGAGAATAGGTCATCTTCAGGTCCCATACCTGGCAGACCAGTAGGCCTTTCTGCAAGAGAATTTATTTTTTGGTCACGAATATAATCATCAATTCTTTCGAACCTATCAAAGTAGGTTGAAAAAATATTGGCAACATACCGTGCCTGTTCTACTGTCAATTTATCGGACATTATACTTTAAGACCATCAAATTTATTAAACTTCCTTTCACGATTACCAAATGTATTAATTGGTGGTGTATCTTGACCCGAATCAACAATGTCTATTTGTGCAGATTGTTCTGTGTCATATAATCTCATCTTTGCTCTGTCAACACCAACAACAAACCTCTTGTAATAGTTTGGGTCTGAGTAACGATTCTTCAATTGTTTGACCATAATTTGGCCAAGATTTTCAAGTTCTTCATTTGTAATCAATGCAAACATAAAATCAGCAGTTGCAGGAAGACCAAACGATTCTGAAGTGTCTGTCAAATCAACATCAGAGTTTAAATAACCAGACCTTGTTGTTTGCGTTGCAGAAACTACAGGCAGATTAAACTCTACTGCAAGACCACGGAGTTCTTCTGCAATTGATTTGATATATGTGTAACTGTTTACAGAACCACCAGGTTTGATTCGTGATGATGCACAGATGTTTAAATAATCAATAAAAATAATGTTTGGTCTAAATGATTTTTTCAATGCAAGTTCATTTAACAATGCACGAAAATGAAGTGTCGATGCACCTGCGGTTGGATATTCTTTAATAATTAGTTTGCCTTGCACTTTGTTTTTTAGTGCAGAAAACTTTCTTTCATAGTCTTCTTTAGGAATCGTATGTAATTCATCCATTGTAATATTTAGCAAGTTAGCATCAATTCGTTCTGCAATCTTTTCTTCTGCCATTTCAAGTGTAATATACAACACATTATTTCCTTGAGACAATGCACCTGCGGCACAATGACACATAAACAAAGATTTACCAACACCAGTACCCGCAAGTGCAATGTTCAAGGTTTTAATTGGCAGACCACCTTTTGTAATCTTGTTGAATATGTCGAGGTCAAATTTGATGCGTGATTCTACTCGGTGATAAAAGTCATAACGGTCATCAAAGTCTTGCATGTAATCGTGACCAACATTACTGTCGAAAGAAACACCAAGCGCATCAGCGAGTAGTTGTGGAATTTCACCTTTAGATTTTTTGCCACTCTTATCATCAAGAATCGTCACAGATTCCATAATGGCATTGTAGATAGCCTTGTCTTGGCAAAACTTTTCTGTATGCTCAGTTAACCATTTCAGTTCAACCTTCTCATCTTTATTTTGTTGAATCTCATTGAGAAGTTCGATTGATTCTTTAACTTGAGGCTCAGTTAGAGTTTTTGCCTCAGTAAAATTAATGACAAGTGCTTCGTGTGTTGGTAAGTTTTTATACTTGTTGACAAACTCAAATACTTCTTTGAATACAAGTTTTTCGGTTTGGTCAGAAAAATACTCTGGCTTTATGAAAGGTAATACTTTTCTTGTATATTCCTCATTGTGGATTAAATTTTTGAGTATTGTTCGTTCCAGTCTGTTCATCATGTTCTATTTGCTTTAATAAGATTTCTTGTAAAATGTCACCCATGATTATAAAGAATTCTTCATCAGAATTCAAGTCATCAATATCATGTTCGCCTGGTTCGAGAATTGTATAACCGTATTGCAATCTTGCCAAACCTTCGTCTTCAACAATTCTTGCTTGAAGATAATGATATTTCACACCTTTATATTCTTGCAGAAGAATTTCAACTATGGTGAGATTTTGTTCCTCAATATGATGAAGAACAAAATCAAGGTCCTGCTTATACATTCTCAGGTTCTTCTTCCAGAATTGCATCTTCTCCCATAATACTTCCATAGGCAATAGAATATTTCTGGTGAATATATTCTTTAAATTTTTCATTTTTTAGTAAATCACCCCAAAAATCTTTATGATGTGTATCTGCTTCACGATACTTCTGGCCAATTTCACCTGTCGCCATATCAATTTTTGCATACCAACCATTTGAAGGTTTCTGCACAAAACCACCTTCAAGTGCAACATCGAGCAGACCAGAATACTTTTGAATACCACCCTCAAAAGATACAGTAACGGGAATCTTTGATTTCTCTTTTACATACCTTGATTTCTCAACATTGATAATGAAATTGTAACCAGTCAACTCTGTTCCATTTTTATCTTGTTGACGACCAAGAATCCAAATCGTATCGGCAGAGTAATAAGAACCTGTACCACCGCCAACAATATCTTTCGGGAACATACCAATCTCTTTGTAAGTATGATTTACAACAACCATTGGAATATCTTTGATTGTCAGATGTGGTGTAATCATACGAAATAGAGATTTGATTTGTTTGGCACGGGACATATCTGCAACAGATTTACCTTCAATTGCATCTTCAACTTCTTTCTTTGATGCAAGATTGCCAATTGAATCAAGCACAACAATCACTTTGTCATCTTTATCAAGTTCTTGCAGTTGTGCCATAATATCATGTTTCAATTGTTCAACATCAGTAATCGGTGTGTGAAGAACACGATCCATATCAATGTTAAATGTTTCAAAATATTTTTTTGGTGTGCCAAACTCTGAATCATAAAACAGAATGACAGCATCTTTATATTTTTTTGTGTATGCAGCTGCCATCAACAATGCAAATGCGGTCTTAAAGTGTTTCGATGGGCCAGCAAGCATTGTCAGGCCTGGCACCAAACCACCTTCAAGTGAACCTGAAAGTGCCACATTAATCATTGGCACATCAGTTGGAATTACATCTTTCTCATTAAAGAATTTTGATTTGGCAAGAATAGAACTATCTTTAATCGTTGTATTCTTTTTGAGTTTATCAAGTAGTGACATGTTAAAACGAACCTCCATCTAGGCGTGTGATTTTATCTTTCGGTATAACTTCTGAATTGTTATCTGTAAAGAATGATTCTAAACTAGGACTGATTGTTTTGTCAACAACTTTTTTCTTTTTTGCCTTTTTAACTTCAGGCTTTAGTTTCGATTCTTCTTTTCGAATAGCACGATAAGATTGTTGAGAGGCAATGAGAAGAAGAACGGCAAGTGGATCAAAAACAATGATGATTACAATGATAACAGTTCTTACTGCTTTATCTATGAAGTCAGGGTCTTCTTTATCATACAATGCCTCGGCAATGTATTTGATTGGCCCTATCTCTGCCGTCAATTTGTTTTCTTCTTTCAACAATGGCAGTTTTTGTTCAGACAATCTTTTCAATTCATTTTGTGTTTCCTGAATTGCATTGTCAGTTCGTTTTGTAATCTTGTCTGGATCATCACCTGCTCTTTTCAGCAGATAATTTAATCTTTCTGTTGCAATTCTTTCTTGTGTTTCAATGGTTCTGAGCTGAACGGAGTTTGCACCAACAACAATGTTTGATTCGATGTGTGCCCGTGAAAGAAAACCAAAGATGCCCATTGATGTAATTAGCATGAGAAACACAATTGCAATGAGAAAATAGTAACGCATGGCAAGAACAGTGGACTTCCAATTATTATATAACCAAGAAACTGTCACCAACTTTGCAATCTCTAATACAGTTCCCATAATAATAATTGGCCAAAACGAACCAGGAAAAATCTGTGCCAAACCAATCACAGAATAGAATGCAGCAATTGCTGACAAAGCAATCGCAGTAAGAAATGGTAATAAAACTTGTATCATGGATTATCTGGTCCGTGAAGAACATCGATTACAAAAGTAATTCTTGTGCAGTCACCTATGTTTTCTGTGCCATGTGGCAACTTATTATTGAACCA